TAACTGTTGCGGCGCCGCAACGCCTATTCCTCACTGTCATCCACACCGTTATTGTCGCGGTCGGATGGGCCGCCTGCGCCACTCTGGTGCTTGCCAGGGTGCGGCACGTCCGCAGGGGCGTCATATAAGTAGGGGGCAGGCTGCTTCTGTGCCCGGTCTGGGCCGTCTCCCGCATAACCTCCGTTACCCGGTATTTTCGCTGCGTGCTTATTGGTTATTCCCATCGTCTTATCCTCGCTTTCGTGTTTTAATTAATGGTTGCTTCCGCCTAACCCTGGCGGCGGGGAGATGTCGGATCACCTCCTTCTACTCTGATTTCTTATAACCGGTTCTACCCCAAATTTCCTTAAGACGCTCCCAACCATCCATTGAAACCAATGCAACCACGAAGCTGCCACCATGCATCCAAAAATCATCCACCAAGTAACAGGCCGTTTCTGCCAAGCCATCAATGCCAAGAACGCCACCGGGCATAATATCAGCGATAATACAATCACCAGCGCTGATGTCGGCAGCCTGTCCAATCCCGGCCACGCCTTAATTACCTGGGTAATAACCGACACCATAAATGCCATTAATCCAATAGCGACCAGCAGGTATGACATATACTGCATCATAACATTAATATCCATAACTCTATTCCTCTCTTTCCTTTTCCAGGTCACCAATCCTGTGATTGACAACCTTAATCTGCTCCTGGATTACCGCCTGAGCCTCCTCCAGCTTGTATGTACGCTCAATCACTGTATTATGTTTATCCACTTTCTTCTCCAACTGTTCCAGTCGATAGTTGGTCAGTTTTGCGGAGGCCAGTACGCCTATAAAGGCCCCTATGGCGCTCCCGGCCAGGCCGATAACCGCCACCATGATATCCGTGGGAATCTGCATGTCATTTTACCTCACCTTTTATGCTTCTGGATTTTGCTCCAGCCACAGCTCTGTCTTAGTTCTCCACAGCTTCGGCACTTCTTCCACTGCCATAATTCCCGCTCTAATCCGCAATCCATAAAACCTTGCCATTACTGCACACCTCCTTCCATCTGCTCCGCCAGTACGCTGGCCTCTTCTCCCAAGTCAGCTATCGCCCCATCATGCACCTGATACCCTTCTTCTACCGCTTCCAGGCGCTCCAGAACCAGCTCCATTTCCGTTTTCTTGCGCAGGCTATAAGTTGTAAGTATAGACCCATCCTGCTGCACCACGGACGTTTCAGACACCAGCAGCAGGTCCGTATAATTTCCAACTGCCTGTCCATCTCCATTCTTGATCTGGACAACCGATAGGTTTTCAGATGTAAGCTTATCCCACGTTGCAACCATCGCGGCCTTGTCAGCAGAGAGCGCCTGCAATGCTCCCACGGATGCCGCGGTTTCCAATTCGATGGATGTACCATCTTTCAAAATCATCATATCTTTCATAATATGTTCCTTTCTGCCCGGCGGCCTGCCGGGCAATAAAATAAGCCCCACGGAGGGACCGATTAACAGGTTTCTTTCCTATTGAAAATAGCAATTTAGACTTTAGCGGGACTGCCGCCAGAATAATAAAATTCGACGATTTTACAATCGCCTCGACTGCAACACAAAATGAAATAAATGTGGTTTTGGATAAACTAAATGCCCCAACAAGCATCTTTGGCAATGCTTACAATATATACGTAATCAAACTTAACGACCAAAAAGGCGTGTTTTGTGGAGGCATTCATATATTTTAGGCTACATATACAACACTGATCTTCATGGGGCGCAGTTGGTATTAAGCTATAGCGGCCTTAAGGTAAGGTATAAAAGCAATGGCGTTTGGACTGATTTGACTACGATATGATTATTTTTCAGACCACGAGCTCCATACATCACCTATGGCTGTTCGCGCATATAATGCATTAGTATCTAAACCCAAAAAAAGCTGTCCAATGCGTTTTGTAGAATCTGTGCTATAACCAAACACAATAACAACACCTGTAGTGCCAGTTGGATTGTTGCCCGAGTTTCCGCCGACATAATAGAAACCATTAGCGTTTAAGTAGTTAAGATTTAGCGTTTGTCCAGTTGAGTTTTTACCAATTGAAAAAACTTTTGTTTTATCTAAATTCTGATTTAAGTGATTTGTATACAACAAAGAGTGGGACAGTAGAAAATTGTAATGATTTGATAACGCCCGGATTTTATCCGCATACAGTAACGCCCGGATCTCCCAACGGGCCTGGATACTATGCTTATTTATTAAATTTGTATTACATAAGTGGTAATACTAAGAATATCACCCAAGTGGCATTTGGATACAATGTGGGTGCCATATCTATCAGGAATCGAAATAATGACACATGGTCTGCTTGGACTAAGTTTTAATTAATTGTAGTCCACTGGGAGTATGTACCGTTCCATTTATAGCATACAATCATTTTCGTGAGTAATCATAGCTAATCCCGTTATATTTTATTGTAAGAGTGCCATTTTCTGTATTTACAAACATTTCCAAACTCTGATTATAAAGGGATTTAACTATAAAATCAGAATTTGTGATTAACGTCCCTGCTTCACCAAAAGTATTACCTCCATCCACAGATTGATAAAGTTTTGCAATACCGGATGGTAATAAGTTAAGACGTGCCATTGCATTATCTACAATTGGTGTTGAGATACCGGTGAAAGCAGTTCCCTGAACTATTCTTTTATCTAAATTGCTATTTAAAGTAGTAAGCTGATCCTGCAAAGTCTTGCCAAAAGCAGCGTCCAACGGGAACTTGCCCGGTTCGGTGCACAGGCCATTGTTGACAAGCTGGCCTGTATGCAAAACAAACTTTAAGCCGGCTTTCAAGTCCCTGAAGAAATCCAGAAATCTCATCCCGCTGGCTAGTTTATCTAGAAATGCCTGGAACCCTGTTACATCAGAAACCTCTCCACTGTCATCAAAGGTGGGCGCCGACAAGGCATCCAGCTGCCCCTGCACTGTCTCACTGCCTAAGGCATGGCTGTCCGCCGCTGAAACGGATTCAGCTGTCCCATCAAATCCCACAGAGCCTGCTGCCTGTTCGGCCGCCTCCTTGGCTTGCTGGCAATAATATTGGGCATTATCCGTGGGTGCATCGTCTGTAATCACAGCGTACCGCTTAGACTGCCCAGCAAAATACTGGCATTGCTGTTTTCAAACCCTTCGCCTCCTACAGCATACCCTTGAGATGTAGCCGCCGCCTGCTCTGCCTGCCCCTTGGCAGTCTGGGCATCCAGTGTGTATTGACGGATAGTGGATATCACGGTGGATTCCAATTTTGCTAAAGTTACAGCCCCATCCGGTATAATCGCAGTGACATCCTTTCCTGATATTGTAAATGAGATGGTCCCGGAACTTGTAAATGTATATGTATCCACCAGGGATGCCAGGGAAACTTTCTTTTGTGTACCGTCTGCCAGCGTCAAAATCAGGTTATTATTTTCGTCCAGATCAAAATTTGCAACAACTTTTTCAATATCCAAATCATATGTGGTCTGAGCGCCATTTTTAAGGGTAACGGTCAGCGCTCCCGTAGCAGGATCCAGCACAACATCCTGTACCATCTGGTTTGCCTCTGACACATCCAGTTTATCCTGAGACAAAGCAACTACACGGTTATCATTCGTGTTGACGCCATTCTCCAGTTTATTCAACCGATAGGCATTTATAGATGTGTCAGTGTTTGGGCTGTCTTTCCAAGTTGTTGGATTGTAGTTCTTTTCATAGGCCATCATCTTCCCCCTCTTTCTTTATATATTCGTCAAGAGGCTTTCCTGCCTCCAGGATGGTTGCCGCCGCTGACAGCTGCCTGGCCGCTGCCACTCCGTTTACAGTAAGGCTGTTCAAGAATCTCATAACCATCTGCATATCCTGCTGGCTATACACCAGCATATTTTCTTTATTATCTGGCATCTATGTGTTCCTCCAATTTCAAAAGCTTATCATTTACAGCCTGCACTGCACCGGCCAGTATCGCTGTATAACTGGCATACGGCAGACAGTAATATCCATTTCGCATTACCCCATAAAGGGGGAGCTTGGAGTTAAGGGCAGCCACGTCCTGGGCCACAAATCCCATATCGGTACAGTCCGCCCCGTTAATAACAAATGTAACCGGTTTAAGCCCCAAGGTGACCCTAAGGGCCTCATCCCGGTCTATCTCGCATATATCGTGTTTCAGTCTCCGGTCACTCCACCACTCACCGGCCCGGCTGCTATATATCTGAGTGCATTCGATATCATCACCATATATATCTCCTGCTGATACGTCCCTTAATTCGCTGTGACCATTCACTGTCAAACGGTCTATATTGGCATTCTGAGCGCTTAATACGCTGCAGCCGATTGTGCTGGTATTCGTAGTGCCGTTTATTTCAGCGCCGGTGATGGTCAACCTGCCTCCACTCAACGTGATTTTTCCATCCGATGTCCTGAACGAATTGGCAGTCACATCACCGGTGAAGCTTCCGCTAGTGGCCGTTAATTTCCCATCAGCAGTCATGGAAGAGTATGTGGACTGCCAGGAAAAGCGGTTTCCTTTTATGCTTACGCCTCCGCTCTCAACGGATATCTGGCTTGACACCTCACCTTTACTCACTTTTAGGTTTACAGAGTCAGATAACACTTTTATCTGTGCTGTTGTATCTTTTTCAAGGTCAGACATAGTCACTGACACTTCATCTACAGTCTTAACAAGTTTTGCCGTCCTGCCCTTAAGCTGCAAGATATCGGTTGCAATGCTGACATTCCGCTCCATAGTCTGGCTGCCCTTAGACTCAATTGTATCCTGCATCGCCTGTATGCCTTTCATCGTGCGTTTCAGCACATAGGTACATATTTCCGTATCCGTAGTGATGGCCCTTATTCCATCTCCCACCTCCAGCCAGGGCATAGCATAGGATACAATCTTTGCAGGCCGGTACTCCCTTCCTCCTACTGCATCGCATATGGACTGTGCCACATTGGTCATTTCTACGCTGTTCAATCCGTACGTCAGGAAATTACCTTCAATCACATATGTATTTGCTCTCCCGGATACCGCCGAAGATGTTGCACCGATATCTCCCTCTTCTGTCCTAATCTGGATACGGTCAATGCCAGCAGTTACATAATCCTCATAGGTAATGCTCCGGTAATAGGCCAGATCTTCCGCCTGAGTCCACCCACTTACTGGGAACAAGCCATCTGCCGGGTATAATGTGTCACTGGGTATATGCCGGACTCCTGCAGCCGCACATACACCAGCTGCCCTGTCCGGTCGATGTGGCCAAACACTCCATTAATTTCACAGATAGATTTCAAAACATCCCGTCCGTTAAGCGTCTGTGGGTCAATTGTTTTCCCCACTGCCAGGCCATCATTAATAAGCTGTATCTCCTGCTGCGGAACCCCGCAGAAGGCACACAGGCTGTCCCTGAGCTGCCTGATTGTGCGGGTAGTGTCATTTGTTGGGTACTGGGCATTGTACCAGTCTGTTACATCTTCGTCGAATCGTACCATACGGTCATAGGCTGTTATCTTTCTCATCCGCCGATCTGCCTGCCGAACCATACTTGTTACTGTATACATTCCGTAGGCCATCTTATAGTCGCCTACAGACAATGTGGCTGCAAACTCATACCCCGTTAATTCATCTTCCACATCTGCCACAACCATCTCTATTTTGGCTGCCTCACAGCTTCCAAGGATGATATCATTCCCTGAGCACAGGTTTTCAGTCAGACTTAATGATTCGGCACTTATCCTATCGGTTCCAATGGTCAACCAGGGTTCTCCTGCATCAGCAGGATATAAATCCTCTGACGGATAGAGGTCATTAGACGGATACAGGGAGTCAATCCCGCCTGCAAAAATGCCAGCTGCAGATGTTTCACTGTCTCCGTCCTGTTATTGTCATCTCGGCATCTCTGCTTTATAATTTCCGGTATATCCAGCACCTTACCACCTCCTTAATACTCAATCAGTGCTATGCGAATGGGGTTGTATCTTATATCTGTTTCGCTTGCATCATAATATGGGAACTGGATATCTGGAACATAAAATGTCCCCGTAACATAATCATTCCTCTCATCGTTCCAGTATTCCACCTCCATGGTTACACGGTCAGGGAAATAGGACTGCATGTTGATTTTGTCCACCAGGTGCATGAATGGTGTGGTCCATTCAATCTTGGTCCTGGTGTGCGGCAGTACATTCCGATGCAGTACACCATATCCATCCTGGTAGGAATCCTCATCCTGTTTTTGGTCTGGGGTCGCATTGTACGAAGCGTGGGCTATGAAGTCCATAGGAAACTCCCGCCCATTAATTTTTAATAGCCAGCCTCTGTATGCGGGCATACGCACCACCTCTTTTCTGCGCATAATAAAAGCACCCGGTTTCCCAGGTGCTTTTCCTATTTATTCGCTTATCAGTTCCACAAAATACGCTTTGATAGCAGGCACTTCCTCCTTTGTCCCTGTCAAGGCCCTTTTTACTTCTTCCATACCCGTAAATACAGCATAGATTTTTAACACATCATCTTTCAGGATTTTCATGTCATCACCGATTCTACTATCATGCATAAAATATTCATCGTCGGCATAAATCTCATATCCGTCATTGTCTGTAAGTACCCTATAATATTGGCTATCATCAAATAATCCGCCTTGCATGATTTGCTGGACTTTGGCTGTGATTACAATCCGCTGGCCTATATATTCCTCGGGATTTCGGAGTATCTTTTTGTATCCTATTTCCTGACAGGATTCCTTAAATTCTTCTGGAGTTTCAGCAACTCCGACTGTTTCTTCAATGGTCGTTTCCTGAATCGCTTCTGATGTAGTAGGCTCAAAAGATAAAGATTCAATCTTTGACTCAGCAATGGGCGCTGAATCACTATATGCTTTACCTCCTATCATTCCTATTACAAATAAAACTGTAGGTAATAAAAAAAGTTTTTTCTTGAAAAACCAATCGTGTTTCCAGTACCACCAGTATACAAACGCAAACACACAAAATAATACTAACGCTATAAATATGATATTCATAAAAAGGTCAAACATAATTTACGCCCCCTTTCAAACATAATATCCACATTATATCAAATTTGATTGAGGAAGTAAATTATCATGTTAGCCCCAATTGCTTACCTGTCTGCTTTCTATAATCAGATGCCCCAGCTCTCCAAAGGTCAACTACATCATCCTTATTTACTCCCGGTTTTGCAAGAATCATCCGTAAAAGCTCATTCTGTTCCCGTAAAAGCTGGTTCTGTTCTGTATTGGCCGCATATACTGCTGTTGCTATACCGTTTGTAATCTGGTCACTGTTAGCTACTGCAGTTCTCCCGCCAATCCGTCCAACCATTTCCGGCCCCGCTTCACTGGCAAGGAAAAGCTGTCCTTTATCAGGGAAACCTCCGCTTGCAAATGTGGGTATCTTTCCAAGGCTAATCTCTCCGCCTTCATATACTGTCTTGCCCATGACTGTAATTGGGTCAATCGTAAATGTAAGCTTCTCATTTAACCATTTGGCAAAATCATTCCATATCTGTTTGGCTGCATCTACCGCTGCATTAAATGCCGCCTTAAATCCTTCTTTTATTCCATCAAGGCCGGATGTCCACTTCTCCTTAGTAAACCATTTTGCCACATGCTCATTCCACCATCCTTGTATGTCTGTTTTCCATTGTACCACGGTTTCATCCCACTTGGTTTTAAGGCTGGTTTTAATGGTATTATATAAATCACTCCATTTCTGAAATGTAAACCATGGTGCTATATGCTGGTTATACCATTCATTAAGTGATTCCGTCCATTCTCCAAATGTAGCTCTAAACCCTTCAATGATTCCCAACAGTATGTTTTCACCGTGTGGTTCCATGGTCTTTGCTGGAGAATGGGAATCAAAAACTGAACATATGCTGTCTACAACAAAAAGTAAAAAAATCTCCAATTGGTTCAAGAAACCATAATATAGCCGCTGTAAAACCAGAGGCAATTCCTGCAATAATATTTTCACCAAAAACAAGGAAATTGTCAGTGGTAAACGCTGTGTTAAAAAACTTTTTTGATTGTTCCCATAATGAAGAGGTAAAGCTCCAGTTAAAAAGTGTATCACCAAATTCTTTCCAGAATTTTGTTGCCCATTCACCACCTCTGATACCATCTAATATAAGCCCAATAATACCACCGATTAAAGCTCCAATAGGGCCACCGAACGCAAGGCCAATACCAGCACTTACCGCAATTAGCAGCCCTTCTCCCATAGCATTAAGAACGCTTTCGCCAAAGTTTTCTCGCACAAACTCATCAATGCCATCAATAATGGCATTTCCAATCACATCGAATGCTGGGCCACCAACAAATCCTACTGTAAGCCCGGTAAGGGCCAATTTAATTCCTTCTAAAGTAATCCCTGTGGATGCAATTGATTTTAGAATTCCCTTGGCTATTGTTCCGGCAATACCTACAAACTTAAATCCTGCTATAGCCGCTATAATAGCCGCTTCTATCGGTGCTGCATCTGTAAATCCAGCATATAGCTTAATTCCAGCACTGATAGCATCTATGATTACCTTACCCGATTTTGCAAGTATGGTATCCCAGTCAAGCGCTGCGAAAAATTCTCCAATCTTTTGCCCTACCATAAACCAGTCTGTGTTTTCCAAGGTTGTAGCAATCGTATCCAACAATCCTATCACAAATACAGAGACGGCGCTTCCAAGAGCTGAAAAATCAAAGGTTGAAAAAATCCGTTTATTCCCTCTGCTATAGATAATCCAAAGTTTGACCAGTCAAACTCCTTGCCAAAGGCCAGGGCCGCATACAATGCCATGTTGAGCATCCCACTAATGGAATGCCCCACCTCCCAGAACAAGTCTGGGGATATAAGTCCGTTAAGGAACTGTGCAAAACCACGTCCAAACCCCCGCGCTGATTCATAGGCCTCATTCCAATTGATTTTCCTAAGGGAATCAGTTATAGCCGCCCCTATGTAAGCACCAACAGAATAATAATCCCCTACCTTAAAGGCATCAATTATTTTGCTTGATATCAAGTCTGCCTGAGCCTGTACATTATCCATTCCAAGGTCAAGGTCTCCCAGGATACCGCCGCCTCCACCGCCCGATCCACCGCCCGAATTACGGTTGGAACTTAAATTATTAAGCTCGTCAAACTTGGCAAGCTGTCGGTTTAGCTCCTTTGCTGAACCGGCAGCGCTTCCCATATTATCGGCAATATTCCCGGATGAACCAGCGGCTGAATCCATGGAATCAGCTACGTTACTGCTTCCCCCGGAGGAATCGCCAAAGATAGCTACCGTAAAAGCCCGGAAGTAATTAGCCAATGTCTGCAATTTTTCCAGGATAGTATTGATTACCTGAATAACCGGGGTTAATGCATTTATCAGTCCCTGCCCTATTGTTGCCCTCAGAGCCTCAAACTGGAGCTGTAAAATACGCACCTGATTAGCCCAAGAGTCGCTTGTCCTTGAAAAATCTCCTTGCGCATCCGACAACTGCGACATTACAAACTGATAGCGAAGCATTACTTTTTCCTGCTCCGTCATTTTCGCTGTTGTTTTACCTAAGCCTTCATTTAGAGCATATTGGTCAAGCGCTGTCTGGGTCATAACAACGCCAAGGTCTTTGAGGCTTTCAGTTTCACCCGTAAAGATGCTCTTCAGCTTCGTATAAGCCTCGTCTTGCCGAAGATTATAAAATGATGCCACATCTCCCGTCAGACCTGTAATGGCTGCCGACATCTCATATCCGGCTTGTCCGGTTATCCCAAAGGATTTTGCCATTGCACCGTATGTACCCATGTATTTTTTGCCATTGTTTCCGACAAGCCAAAGGCATTTGCTGCATCTTTAGCAAATGTATTCACCCTGCCGGACATGGATCCGAAGGTGACATCAACAACGTTTTGCACCTCAGTCAGATTACTTCCCAATTCAATACACGATTTGCCGAATGCCACTATAGTAGCAATGCTGAGTACTGACGCCACTATAGCGCCAACCTTTTTCCATGAATTGGCTATTCTGGCTGTCTGACGTTCAATTCGATTCGTCACCTGCGCTGTCTGGGTCTTTACCTTCTCCATTTGCTCCTTGTATGGCTTTGTGTATGCCTCAATAATTACCTTAAGCTTTTCAAGGGTAATTCCGCTTCCGTCCGTTATTCTCACCGCCTTTCTACCCTATATTTTCAGCATAAGCCACGCTGCCTACGCATCTCGTTATACTTTGTGGCGTATTCTTTTCTGGCTGCCCTAGCCTGCTCCAAGGCCTGCTTTTCATAGGCTTCCTTTTCCTCTGCAAACAGCTCTGGATATACATCCCAGGGATGTGGCAGGTCAATCTTATTCTTATCATCAAAAAGCTTCTGCATGTGGAGTCCTATGAGGTCTGCCAACTGGAAACGGGATGTTATATACTCCTTGACTCTCCTGCGCTCTGACCTTGCATAGGACTCCATTAAATCCCTTACCTCTCCCACAGAATATCCCCAGAAATCTGCTGGCTGTATACCGCAGTCCAAAGCTGTAGGATATAACTGCCATACTAAGTCTGTGAGGCTTACAGGAGTGCTTTCGCATCCTCCTTCTTGTCCTGAACATCCTCCATCTGGCTCTCCGTAAAAAACCACTTACAATCAGAATATCTAAAATTACGTCCGCAAACAGTGTAACCTGTGTGCCTCCCTCATCCACGTAACTGTCAAACAGTGCCTGCAAGTTTTTAAGTTTTATTCCATGACTCCACGGCGCTGCCGCACACTGGATAACGGTCAACATAATTCCCAGAGGAGGGATGTCGCCACCTGTCAGCAGGGAAAGCAGGTTCGTCCGGTATTTTTCTTCCAATTTGCATATCTGGGCCGTAGTAAGCTTCAGCTTCAGTTCCTCCTCTCCAACTTTCCAGTACGCAAACGGCTTCTTTCTTCCTTTGATGTTTTCTATAGATTCGACCTTCTTATCATCTTCCATTTCCTCATCCATACCAAATAACTGCGCCATAATTCATTCTCCTCCTCTTTTTATGCTGGATCTGTATAAGTTAAATCGCTCTGCAGGGATATTGCCAGATTGAAATCAATCACCCCATTTACACCGCCGCCGGTTCTTTTAACCGACACCTGTCCATCAAATTCAGTCGTTGTTCCATCCACCAGCGTTTCCTGGAATGACAGAGTCTCACCAGAATCCTGGGCTGCTCTCATTACACGGTATGGGCAATTCGCTTTCGTATTGTCGTATTTGAATTTGTATGTAAGGTCTCCTGCATCTCCAATTCCATTTTCATACTGATTATTCTTATCTGTAAGACAGGTGTTCTCCACCTTCTCAGGCTCAATACCCATTTCAGGGATTTCCTTTAGGCCGGGAAGGTCCGTGTAATCCGATGCGTCTCCTTTTTTATACCCAAGTTTGGCTCCATTTACTAACATCATTTCACCTCTTTCTTATATGCTGTGGTAGACCTGCTTTGTCTCCACGTCAATCACCATCTCATACCGCATCTGCTTATGCTTCATTCCGCTTGGATCGTCCACATCCAAGCATTGGGTACGCAGTAGTCCAAGCTTTGCCACTGCCGCATCTACGGCCACTGCTACCGCAGATGTACTCTTTCTGCTCCATACATCAATGCGATACCGGACATAGGCCTTTTGTTCCTTCATGTCCGTATACTCTACGACTTTGTTATCCTCTTCCATGTACTGGATTGCGACATCCTGTTCCCAGGAATTTGGATAGTGGTCCGTGACATTCTCCACAACCGTACATAGGGCAGCATATACTTCATCCTTGACATTAATCATTATTCACACGCCTTCCTTAACTCGCGCTTCAATGCCTTTTCCAACCGTTCTACCACCTTGTCTTCATTATTCTTCAAGGCGGGGTACATGAAGGGCTGTGCAGGCTGACCTGTACACTGATAAAACCGGCCATCCGGTGTGTCCAGATAAAACCAGCGATATTCTTCCGCTGCTTCTTTATCCACCTGGCTTTCATGTATCCACCAGGGTGACATGGTATAGGACGGGTTGACCACCGGGGATATCCCTGCATGGTTTGCGGCGCCTTTGGGGCCAGTCCCCATCTCAACATATGTGGCATAGGACTTATTAGTATACACAGTCCCGATTACCATGTCGTCCACAGCCTTTGTATATCCATGAATACTGTTACGAAGTTCTCCATCTTTTATTGGACACCCAAATCTGGCTGCCGCCTTTACATTTTGCACCTGGACCGAAACAATTTTTTTAAGTGTGCCACCTGCCACATTTTTGCAAATTGCTGATTTTCTTTTCAAGTTTTTTCTGGCCTTGAATCATAGCTTTTCCACCTCCATGGTCAGGAACCTATATGGATACAGGGCAACCACCCTGTAATCCGGATCCGCATCACCGCCAACGTACAAGCATATCCCGTCATTGGCCGTGATAACCGGGCCATCTTTGATGGCGTAACTCACCTTACCAGCTTCCGGCACTTCACGATAGGGTTCCTGAATTCTCAGATTGCGGATATTGGGCAGCCGCTGTCCATACATCTCAGCCTGTACCTTCCCGCCTGCCGGCCACTCCTCAGCCTGGAAGGATACCGCCGGACCATAATCCGTGTATGAACTGCCCTCGCTGTCCTTTTTAGGTATAGCCTCCCGGTGATGGTACGTCCCCAGCCTGCTCCGTCTTAGCCTCATACGTCCTGCCTCCTATCCTTGCCAGCCTGTACCTGTCCAGCGTGTCATAGATGTGCTTTGGAGCCGCCTCGAAGCTGTAGGATTCACCTCCGCCGCTCCGGCTGGCCTCGCCCTCTGTCCCCATCCGGTTAAGGGCTATCACAGCCAGATCACGTACTGCCTTTTCCAGACCGGTTACAATCCTTGTACGCCCAGTATAGGACAACACAAAAGCCGTGGCATCCTCCAGCAAAAGGGAGAGCAATGTTTCATCACTCTCCCCTGTTAACTTTTTCAGTTTTTCAATGTCAGTCATTTACACCACATCCTTTAAAACTGCCAGAAGTTCCTCTTTTGTTAAAGAAGCTGCACCCTCAATCCCTTTTTCGTTTGCCAAGTTTTCAGCTCATCGGCTTTCATTTTATCCAGGGGCTTTTCTTCCGCTTCCGCTTTCATTTCCATTACAGTTTCCAGCGGCTTAAATCCGGCAGATATCAATTTTTGAAGTTCGGATTCTGTACCAGCTACCCGTTCCACATTATTCTTTTTTAATATCACAGGTTACCTCCTTACGTTGTCGGGGCAGCATCCTTGATATTCAGGTAGATGCTATCCAGTTTGTTGTCCAGTACCCAGATATCATGGAACCGGCGGTAATCCATCTGCCAGGCATTCAGTTTCTGATTAATCGTCGGGTCAAAAATACGCATGATATCCTGTTTTGTAACTGCAATCGGGGTTGTGCGCGGGCAGACAAAGAAATTGATATCCTTGGCTGTAGTCCCCTTTACGTATCCGCCCTGCTCCTGGCCGGATGTCTTACCATCATAAATAGTAATCGCTGTATACATACGATTGGATGGAGTGGAGATAATCGGTACTCCATCAACAGAAGGAACCGCTGTGTCAATGCCACCTTTTTGAAATGTGGTATTTGTAATCTTTCCAGACAGCTCCATCTCCAGCTCCATAATCATGTCAGGAGTAGCGTGGATTACCAGAGAACCGTTATACAACTCCCTAATTGCCTTAATGCCTTCTTTTAATTTACGCAAGGCAGACGTGCCAGTAGCTCCAGGTGTATATCCATAGGACACCATGCCAGCCTTATTCGCTGTTATTGTTTCTGACGCAATTTTAGATATACGGTATGCATCAATTTCGGGCACAACGTACATGCGCTGAAATTCACCCATGACAGCTGCCGCGGTCGTGACGAAATTGTTTTCGTTGATGTCCACAGGGTCAATCTGGAACTTTCTACCCCTGTCCTGTGTCATTTTTCGGGTTTCATATTCTAAGGTAACTCCACCCTGCTGGTATCCGTTATCCCTGTCATAGTCCCCCATACCCTGAACGGTCATCTTCGGGATTTTAACCTCAGAGCCACCGTTATAGATGACCTGTCCTGCATTGGCATCCATCCAGCCGGTGACAGCCTCCCGGATTGCCACCTTATCCAAAGTGTTCTGAAACAATGTTGCTGTTGCTAATGTGTTAATAGGCATATTGTTTTACCATCCTTTCTTAAATTCCCATCATAAGAGATTCCACCTGTCTGGCAAGGTCATTGTCCCCGCCCGACGGCGCTTTCTTCGGCGGCGTACCGCCCTTTAGTTTCTCTTCCACCGCGGCCTGCACAACCTCCTGGAAGCTTTTTCCACCGCTTCAATGGATTTGCTGCAGGAATCAGCATCGGCATAATTCAGCACCTCAGCCAGCCCCACAGGCAGTTTCTTTTCGGCCAGTGTATTCTTCGCCTCAGCCATCAGCTCCCGGCGGGTAATACCAGCTTCCCGATCCGCAAGTTCTTTCTCATGCTTCTTTGCAAGATAGTCTGCTTTTTCTTCCTTGGTCATCTTCGCCAGTTTTTCAGCCTCCGATAACTTGTCATCGGTGAGAGCCTGCCATTTATTCTGTGCGTTTGTAAGTGCCGTATCAATGGCTTTCTGTACTCTGCGGTCAAACTCCGCCTGATGGCCACCTTTCAGAAGGTCATCAAAAGAAGGCGGCTCTGTGCCACTGGTTCCAGAACCATTTCCACCAGTTCCTTCATCACTTCCGGCTCCGTCACCATTTCCGCCATCGGCCCCAGTGCCGTCCCCGCTTGATGCGAAAAGTTGAAGGTTCATAGGAACCCGTTCCCTGCTTAATGATTCACTTTTCATTTCTTACCCCTTTCCGCCCCAGCCCGTTCATCTGCCCAGGCCGTTGCATAAAAATAACACCCAGGGATTACCTGCGTGCTTTTCTCAGTTTATATATTTTCATTGCGATATCGCAACAAATAAAATACCACCGGCCATTCATTTATTGACTGGTGGTACTAATTATGAGATATTACTTTTTCTATATCATCTATCGTGATGTCGATTGTTTCCCATTCATTTGGGGAGTTTCCGACATCTGCCATGAATGCCTTGCCATCGAAGACCTCAACTATTGCTGCCTGCCTGCCATCCTTCAGCAGTACAGTGTCATACTGTTTAATCACCATCATTTCACCTCTTTTATATATGCACTTGCCATGCTGGTACTTCCATCAGGCGGTGTATCCATCCTACTACTACATTTGCCGGTTTCTCGTTCTTTCCATACATCACCATCTTTTGTTCGTACCTTTGTCCATATTCATCTTTCGCCTTCGGCGTTACCGGATACTTGGACGCCCGCTCACTTAACTCGGTTCTGAACTCTTCCCAGTTATCCTTATTATACCAAGCCTGTCAGTAATTGCGTTTCCCTTTGCCAGCCCCTGTTGATTTTTCCCATCAAAAAGATATTCTTTGAACTTTCCTTCTAGAAGAGTTACATTCTCAGCATTCGGAAGCCTTTGCTCCGGATAATCGGCGAGCTTCTTTCGCCTAGAATAATCAAGCTTTGCATAGTCATATTTCTCACTATCAGTATACTTCATTTTTTGGAAGGCGTCCAGCGACTTTGGTGCATCATCTCCGAGAATCTCTTTATACTTCTCAAACTGCCTGCGGTCAGATGCTCGATTCTTTTGCATTGTCTCGTTTTGTTCCGCCTCCGGCCTTCCCCTTACATTCTTATCATACCACTGTTCATAAGTCATATTGGCGGGAACCATTTCATTTTTTCCCGTTATAGTTCCTGGCCCTGCGCTGCATCTGGGATAATTCCTCATCCGATATGTCACAGATGGTCGTTGAGCGGCACCATGGATGCATAGGTGAGCAGTTCTTTCCGGGTTGCTGTTCAGATACCGGGAACCTCTTTCTGTCCAGTCCCCGGCAGACAGAAGATGTCCTAAGGTCCAGAGTCGCCACGAAGATATATGTCTCAATGCCACACTCCTCATAGGACTTCATTGCCATCTGATTCGCCAGGTTGCACGATTCAGTACGAACCAGCCTTCGGGCATTGCTGGCGCCCTGGGCGTGCTTGTTGGCTATGATATCAGCTACTTCCTGATCTGTCCTGCCAGTCACCAGATTAATAAGCAGCTCCTGCTTAAGGTCCTGCGCAAGCGCTGGTGTTATGCCAGATACGCTCTGAGTAATTGGCGCCAGACCACTTGCTGTTAATCACCTGGTCTATGACTTTGGGGTCGACTGTAGAGAAAGAAAAACTCAGCCCCACCCGTTGCTGGATATCGAATATACTCCTATAATATGCCTCGTTCGCAAGGTCTACATAATGGCTGGCGCTCCTAACCTTTTCCTGTTTGTATACCTGCTGCATAGTCAGGTCTATCTGGTTCTGGAGCTGCTGGAGTCGTTCAAGGCGTGCCTGGAATGCTGGGCTTTCCAGTTCCGCAAGGATACCTGCCCTTGTCTGACCCTTTCCAGGCGCCACTAAGGCCTGCTTCAGTTCGTCCAGGGATGTTTTGTCATTTAAATCATTCAGTAGCCTGTAAGCCTCTGCATCCGTCAGATGATGCTTGCGCTTATACCGCTCAAATATCTTATCCAGCTCATAGCTGATATACCCGGATGCTTTCTGATATAGCTTTGCTATATCGTCCGCGGTATCCTCTGCAGATTGCATATACTCAAACATCCGCCGGGCTTGCCGACGCTCCCAGTATGACAGGCTACTCATCTACATCATCCGGTGGCTCGTTACTGCCAATTCCAAACATCGCCTGCTGCTGTCTCACGCTTCCTCAGTCTCTTTTTCGATTGCCACTAATTCTGCGTCGACATCCTGAATAAACGGAATCTGAGACAACAGCGTCTTTTTTCCTACCTTCCCCCAGAGGTTCGCCACAATTTGGGATATCTCCAGAAGGTTTTTAGGCAAGGCCCGGGTGAATGTCGGGGTTATACCGGATACATTGATATTAATAGCTCGGCTTTTGCTCAACCAACCTGAAAACAGTCGCATCCGTTTGCGCAGCCCCTTCTTATAATATCGGGTCTTAATCTTAGTAATATTTTCCATACCAAGAAGTTTAAACTCCATTGCTACTCCAGAAACATTCCCGCCGAAAGCCTCATCCGTCATGCATGGAATGTGAGAAAACTTGTGTATATCCTGCTCAACCGCCTTTTTAAGTATCTCCACTCCTGACTCATCAAAGGTCCTGGTTAAATACTCTGCTCTAGAATCCTTTGGCAGCTCCAGGAGCTTATCGTCCTTCGCCCGCTCCTTCGCGGTTTTACCCTCTTCGTCCTTCGCATCTGGTTCTCCCAGCATGGCTCCGTAAATAGCCAGAATGGCATCGATAAATTGTTCCTTATCCGTGATACGGTCGCTCATCAGCGCATTGTATGCGTCAATTAGTGGTATCTGAAGCTCAAAGTCCCCGATTGCAAGTTTATTATTCAGATACTCAATTACGGGAATCCCATCAAAGAAATGTGGTGATGGTTCTTCCAAAAGCCCCTGGGGACCGTCTATGTTTTCGATATCCAGCACCCACTTGTAATGCTCTGTCAGCACAGTAGCCACATAGACAGTTGATTTTTTATTGCTGTCGTCTTTCCTGTCATAATAATAGATTGCAAACAGCTCTCGTTGCTCTATGGTATCGTCATACACCATGAACGTGTTTTCTGGAGACAGATTTTTGATTGCCAAATTCGTCTCACCCTCCATCGGATATATGTACTCATAGCAACGTCCATATATAGACAGGTCAAGGCCATTGTCACCGTCTGCCTCATCGGCGCCGGCAGCCTCAAAAGCATCCATCAGGTCGGCGATATCATCACCGCTGTTGTAACTTATCGGGTTTCCGATAAAATAGGCGCTGGCTGTATCACTGATATCCTTGGCATGATTGCAGACCAGCTTGTTTTTTCTGCTTTCTGTCAGTATCTTGTGCTGGCCCTCATAATATTTCATAAGCTTTTTTAACTTGGCTGCCTCTCCTCGGTGTTTCGTAATCAGTGTGAGAATTGCCTGCTTGTCTGGGTTGCGCTCATCCCAGTTCTCGCGGGGCATCGTGTATGTATACATGGTTATCACCTCCTTAATGCAATCCATAATCGGATTTCTTTTTAATCTGGGCAGTCCTGTTATTCAATATTGTATAGCAGAAATACCTAACTGCGTCCATAGCATGGTCATGTTGCTTAACCGGTTTGTCTTCGCCCCGCTCTGCCGCTTTCCGGTCCCAAATGTAAGAAGAAAATTCCATAATCGTGTTTTTACAACAATTTCCAAAAGCAATCTTTTCGGTATTGAGCAAAGTTGACACCAGCCTTATTCCATCCTCCACTGCATTGATGGCAGGTATGACTGCATAACCATGTTTATTAAGCGCCGCAATAAAAGACGCAGATGAAGGATCTACAATAATGGCTTTAACTGGCGTTCCGCCAAGGAACTTGTCCATATCTTCCACATACTCTGCATCTGTCTTTTGAGTACCCTTGTCACGACCGGAATAATAATATTCTCTGATGCAATACCATTTCCTATCCCGTCCCTTATTCCAAAGCAGAAAAACTGTAGCATTCTGCGTACCATAGTCAACGCTTACATAGCGGCCCCCGTCAATCAGCTGTTTGGCATATTCCAGCAAGCTATATACATGGTGTTCCTCCGAAAACATGTCATAGATGATGCCTTCCGCCATTGCCCATAAACCCAGTATGTAGCGTTTAAAAAAGACACCAGTGTACATGTACCGGTATCTCTCCTTAATTTTCTCAGACAAACTTAAGTTATCATCCATGGTAAAATGCAACACTATTAGGTTCTTATCCTTTGCCATATCAATCCAGTTTAATTTAAACCAATGATACGGTCCATCTGGATTGCAGTTGAACCAATATTTGCTACCATCCACCGAGCACCGCCCTGTTGCCTGATTGACAAATGATTCCGGCATTAGCGCAACCTCATCGAAAAATACTCCAGCAAGCGTAATGCCCTGTATCAGGTCTTGAGAGCGTTCATCTTTTCCACCAAAAATATAGAAATAATTCGTTACTCCCTTCCTGGAAATTGTAACAAGGTTGTCTGCCCTGTGATCCGCAACACTGTACCCCCGGCTTTTAAGCATTAATTTCAGCCAGAAAAGAACATTCCTCCGAAAAGAGCCGATTGTCTTGCCACACATGGCAAAGTTCTGGCCAGAGAATCGATCCATTGCCCAGAACACAAATGACAGGGACATGCAGACTGTTTTCCGGATCGTATCGCGCCGTCAGCGATAATACCGTCCTTGTCTTTGACCGGTGACGTGTCACACCACCAGGTCAGTACTTTTTTCTGTTTCACTGAAAATAGCTTAAATTTAAATAGCTGGATGGTGGATACCTTACGCTGCTTCTTCAATATATTCAGTCTTGCTCTGAGCTGCTGCAGTCTCTCAATCATCCGAATCACCCCAAACCTCAGACGCTGCCGCATTCATGGCTGCCATGAATCCGTCATCCTCTCCACCTGTTTCCGGATCATTCTCTTTAAGCATTGACAGTTCTGCTTTCATAAGCTCAATCTGCAATCTGGCATCATCAAAACCAAAACGGTGCAGGGAATCAATGGCCTTCTGTTTCCTGGCTTGGACGCGGGTAAGGGCATCCTCCACTGTCTGTATCTGTCCAAGAACACCCTCGTACTCGGTCACATCGATAGGGCCATTAGCGCCGAAACCATCTTTCCACTTTACAGCAGTCATGCCATCGGCTTTCTTATTATCCTGTTCATCCGCTGCTTGTTTGAGGTCCTTAACGCGCTGTAGCATCCTGCGCTCCCTCACGGTCAGAAGCTGTATCTCCTGCAGCAGCAGTTCCCCCTTATCCCTCGGCATGGCTGCAATAAGCTCCTGTTCAGACGGCGTGAGGGTATCAAAAAAGAGGGATTCAAACTCCCCCGTCTTAACTGCATTCTTGTTTCCAGGCGGTCCGGTTCCACCATGCCCGACGGCGTTTTGATTGCCTGGCTGACCGCCTTTACGATTAGTAACGTTACTATTGGCATTTGGTAACGTTACTTTATCCCATTTATCCTGGTTCTTCCATTTCCGGATCTGCTCTTCACTGACCTCCAACTCATCGGCGATATCTTTTAATAACCGCCTCTTTCCGCTTGTAAGCCACAGATGTAAGGCTTTATCGCGGTTTGGACTTCTTGGTCTTGCCAAGCCTCACCACCTCTCATTCGTTTCGTTTTCCAAAACATGGTTATATAACTACTCTCACAGAATCTTTATGGTTTTATCCAGTGCCAGCATCATATTACAATTCATGGATATCTCTGTTGCCCATAAAACCATCAAACGATAATCTGCCACTGTCTTTTTCTCCTGTGATGTACGTTCCCATATAGCTTTTGCAAGTTCCAGGTTTCGGTCATCAACCACGAGCCTAGCCGGATTAACTCCCAGTAATGATTTCTTATCTCTTTCTTTCATGTTCTTATCCTCCATATTGACATATTAAAAGACACCTGATTTTACTCAGATGTCTCCTTTTCTGCTCTCAATCTGTTTAATTCCTCAATCATACAGTTTGGCACAATGCTATATCCTACCAGCCTTATTGCCCGGGGTGAATTCTGCCCTACCTCAATCAATCCTTTCGACTCCAGGTGCATCAGATAATACGATACCGCTGAGGTAGACTTAAGCCCTGCTGCCTTACCGATTTCTCTGATTGTAGGCGCATACATGTTCTTTTGAGTATAGTCAAGTATGTACTCATATATCTCTAATTCTCTCTTTCCTAATTTCATCGTTATCCCTCCATAAATATTATAGAACAGTTGTTTGCTTTTGTCACTAACAGTTTATTCCAGGAGGTCCCGGGCGCCTGAGTTTCAGGCGCCGGGAAAATAATAATAAAAGATGCCAACATCTCTGCAGGCACCTTTTGTTCTTGGGTATAGTTTTCACATTTTAATTATATCACACTTTTAGCGTGACAAACGTGACACTTTTACTTGACACGCATAAATCTGGAAAATTTTTGTTTACATGCCTCTGCCGTATGTCCTTCCCCCATCGATTCCGCTACCTTCTGCCACGTCTTTTTATCTATAAGCTTAAATAGCAAAATCCTTCTTAATTCACTTTCCGGCAGGCTATATATGTATTCTTCCACATCGATTATCATACTGTCAAGTTTGGCTGAATGAAGTTCTTTTTTTGCCTTCCGCTCTTGTAGTCTCACTCTTTTTTGTTTAGTGTCTTATGATCTTCGTATCCATGTATCTTATACATCCCCAAAGACTTTCTGCCACGTTTTCCCTTAGTGATAATATCTGATACCTCTTTCTGTTCTGGTTTCATGGACGCTATCTCACTTTCAAGCGCTTCGATCCTCTTATCCTCTTCTTCTTTTTCTGATAAAATTGATATATAATCTCTTAAAATACTCTTATCCAAGGCTTGCCCTCCTATATTGCTATCCGCTCCCTGACGCTCCTTAATGTAATCGGTGTGGACTGTGCATAATATTGACTTGTTACTGCCGGGCTTGCATGTCCCAGGATCTCCTGAATGGTCCCAATGTCTACCCCGTGATTTTTAAGATTCATCCCGAGTGTTTTTCGCATTTTGTGGGGATATACCCGGCATTTAAGCCCGGCTCTTTTACCGATAGTCCTCATTAAAATTCTGAACGCACAAGTAGACATCTGTCCATAGGGTTTGCGCGACTGCGGCAGCAGATATGGGCTGTCGTCCTTGCGCGTTGCCAAGTACTGCTTATAATAGTATCTTGCATCATCATCCAGATATATAGTCCTGTATCTCCCGCCTTTCTCCCCTTGTATCCAAATATCACCGGTATCAAGGTTTAATTGCTCCAGTGTAATCCCTGCTATCTCCCAACCCTTGCCCCGGTGGAACGGAACACCTCAATCACGGCTCTTTCTCGTGGATTTTTGCATGCATCCCGGATACGGGCCATCTCCTCTGGGGTATAATAATCAATCGGCTTAAGGGCTACCTTTTTGGATGGGATGGACTCCACAGGATTATCCGCTATCAGTTTGGCTTTGCGCATCCATGTGTAAAACGCGGACAAGAAGCGCCGTTCATTATTAACTGTGGTTGCGGTATTTTTATTTCCACCGGATGAGACATTGCGACTCTCATACTGTGACAGATACCAGTCAATATCCATCTCATCCATTTTATCCAGGGGCTTGCCGTTTATTTCCACTATCAGCCGTTTTACCGCGCTCAAATATCCCGTGAGCGTCCCTTTTGAAAGGTCACGCTTTTTGACCATGAACAGCTGAATAAGATATTTGTTGCGCTCTGCCACACTGTCCAGCCTCTCCGCCGGCAGCGTTGTTATCTCCTCCATGTTGACTCTGACTAATTCCTGCTGCATCACCTGCTCCAAAGCAGCCAGTACCGCCTGCTGCTCAATGTAATATGACATTGCCACCATTACATTATTGATTATCTCTGATTTAACTGCCTGCGTACTGCTCATATTACAATCCTCCTCTTGATTTAGCCGCCTGAGCAGGTTATAATATACTCAGGCGATATTATAGCGGTGGCAGCATCTTGGCGGGTGTCCACCGCTGTTTCATTTCGTACATATGTTCTTTTTTACGTTTTTTATTGCCGGGGATATCCCCGGCTCATCTTACCTGTACTCTCTCCCTGTCAGTTTATCCCGCAGCCATATCCGGCCCGTTACATCAAACCCATGCCACTCCGCAATTGTCTTAATGCGGCGGATGGCAGTTGTTACCTCCTCAGGCGGCTTATCTGCCTCATGGATGGCCTTGGATGCCGTTGGATCTGGGTATCCTTCGTTGTTTCTGTACAATATCATTCCTCCCTTTTGCCTCGAAAATTTTAGTTCACTAGACTAATATATCATCGAGTTCTTTTCCCATAGTTTCAATGGGATTTACTATTTCATCTAAAATCTTTTTCTCGTAATTGCTTTTCCAAATCTTTTTCTCGTTTTTAAAAAGAATTCTTTTTTAACAGTTTTTACTGTGTCAAGACATATCATAGCTTCAAGCATTCCCCCAGTGCCCATCACAAACACGCTTATTACACCATGCTACAAATTGCTTAAATGTCATTCCATACCTCCCATAAATTTTCAGTTTTCCGAATTAAGCCTAGTTCCACAGTTGGGACAATATTTCACACGAAATATAAAATCGCTTCCGTTTGCAGTCACCATTATTTCTCCGTTTGAATCAATGAACGCAGAGTTTTCACTATCTTCATAATACAGTGCTTCATCTCCGCAACAGCAGTTACAATTTTTTCCTTCCATTCTGTTCCCTCCTCATACCCCTTTCCCCAGTTCTTCCGGAAATTCTAATAGTCGTTATCATCGTTAGGAACCAGTATTTTGCAATCCTCCCACTCGGCCCCACACCTTCCACACACAAGGAAATCCGGTTCGTCAGGATATGGAACCCCTCTTGTGTAATCACAATACTTGCATTCCCAGTGATAACCTGGTCTAATTTTCTCCATCTCTGTCCCTTTCCCCGGTCATCCCGGAAAATTCATAATTTTGTATCAGTTTGGTTTTTGTTATTAGGTTGA